TAGTGATAATTTTATTGCCGTAACAAATAACAATCAATAGGGAGAATATGATAGATAAAAGAGAAAGAGCTTTATTAAAAAAACATTCTAAACATCATAGTAAAAAACACATGAAAGAGATGGTTAAAGATATGAAAGCAGGATCAACTTTCAGAAAAGCTCACTCAAAAGCTATGAAAAAAGTAGGTAAGTAAAATGCAAATACCTTTTGGCGAATGGCTTCCTGATCAACCTGAATATTTAAATCCAGGTGCTACAACAGCTAATAATGTTTATTACGCCCAAAATTCTTATAAAAGATTTCCGTCTTTAATTAATTATTCTACAAATAATATTGGTGCACATTCAAGAGGTGCTGGTTCTTTTAGAGATAATTCAGGTAATGTATTTAACTTTGTAGCTAAAAATACTGACATTTATCAATTAGCTAGTGGAACATTTACTTCAAGAAAAGGAAGTTTAACCGGAACAAATTCTGATTATTTTACATTTACACAATTTGGTAATTATGTAATTGCAAGTAATGGAGTTGATGCCCCACAATATTATTTAATGGGTACTTCAACTAATTTTGCAAATTTAAGTTCAATAGCTTCTTCCGGTTCTGTACCTACATTTAGAGTTTCAGGAGTTGTAAGGGATTTTTTAGTTACCGGAAACCAACCTACTAATCAAAATAGAATACAATGGTCAGGCATTAACGATATTTCAACTTGGCAAACAGGAAATAAACAAGCTGATTTACAAGATTTACCAGGTTCAGGTGGCGAAATAGTTCACATAACATCAGGGGAAATTGGTTATGTGTTTAGACAAAATCAAATAATTCGTATGGACTATGTAGGCGGTGCAACAGTATTTAGATTATCTGTAATATCGCCAAATAGAGGTGCCGTTTATGGAAGAACAGTTTGTCAAGATAATAGAAGAGTATTCTTTTATGCGGACGATGGTTTTTTTGAATTGAACGGAGATAAAATTGTTCCGATAGGAGCTGAAAAAGTAAATAGATTTTTTGATTTAGATTTAAATAAAGCGTTTAGTGATAGAATTTGTGCGGCGGTTGACCCTTTCAATCAATTAGCTATGTGGCTTTATCCATCTGCCGGAAACACATCAAACACAACCGGCGTTTGTGATAAAATAATAATTTACAACTACGCAACCCAAAAATGGTCAACGGCAGACGCTAATGCAAGTACAATATTTTCACAATTTGTAGGGGCATATACTGTTGAGCTTATGGATATTATTTCACAAAATTTGGATAGTATTAACATTGCTTTAGATACGGACTTTTGGAATGGCGGACAATTGTTACTTGGTGCAATAGATAATAATTACAAGGCCGCTATTTTTTCCGGTACGGACAATCAAGGAACAATAGAAACTAGAGAAATGGAGTTGTTTCCAGGTCATAGAAGTAGTATAACCAATGTCAGACCGTTAGTTGACGCAACTTCTTCTGTTACTATTAAAAGCAAAGAAAGGTTAGCTGATTTAGCAACCGAATCAACTTCTTCTTCAATGGTAGCAAGTGGCGATAATCCTGTTAGACAATCAGGTAGATATTTCAAAATAAAAGTGGTTACACCTTCCGGTTCTACTTGGACACATGCACAAGGC